ACAAATGATTATTGAAATAGCGCATGCTGAACTGCATATGAGAGAGTTATTAGAAAGACTCATAAATGAAAATGAAGAGAAAGTGTGGGCCGAACAAACACAAAAATTAGGAGAAAATTAATGGCAAGGAAAGTTACGTTTGCAACGCGAGTCGGAAGAGTCCGCCGTGCAATTCAAAATGGCGATGTTCAAAGAGGTCTAAAAGAGTTGATGATACTTGGTCTAGAGGCTAATGAACCTGAAGACTACAAACTATCACCCAGAACTCTTTATGACATGTTATCAACCCTCAAAAAATTACGTGAACAAGAAGGTGCAGTAGATGACGGTGAAGAAACAGAAGAACTCGACGAGTGGCTCAAAGACGAAATTTCTCCAGGTCATTAAAAATGAGCCACTTCGATTTATCAGCAATCTGATAATCATCAATAAAAACGGTAAGCGTGTCAAATTACAACCAAATGCTGAACAGATAAAAATCATCTCTGCCTTGGAAGAGGGTGGCGATACTCTTGTCTGTAAGGGCCGACAAATTGGTTCGTCAACAATCATCTCAGCTTACTTGTTTTGGAAAGCATATGTTGCTGATGAGCCTGAGACTTATGCAATCTTGAGCCATAAGATGGGCAGTTCAAAGCATTTGCTAAAGATGCATAAAACATTTTATGACAACTTACCAACGTCACTAAAACGTGAACTTGCAGTTGACAACACAATGGAACTGCGCTTTGCTGATACAGGTGCTGGCATCATTGCTGCATCTGCTGGTGGTGAAGGTGGTCTACGCTCATTTACCTGTACTGCTCTTCATATGTCAGAGTATGCTTTCAGTCCGAACCCAGAAGAGCTGAAGGCAACAGCAATCAGCGCCCTGAACAATGGTCAGCTCATTATCGAGAGCACAGCAAATCACTTTAATGATGCACTTCATCAAGAAGTTATGAAATATGACCGTGGTGAAGCATCATGGAACTATCTTTTCTTTCCATGGTTCGAACACGAAGAGTATCAACAAGACCTACCACCAGGTGTCGCTTGGACTGAAAGCGAAATAGATGAAAGGGACCGCTGGGGTTTGACTGATGAACAGTTGTATTGGCGTCGTCTGAAGATAGAAAAGATTGGAAGAGACAAGTTCAAACGTGAGTACCCTGCTGACATTAATGATGCGTATGCAATTTCAGGCAACACTTGGCTCCGTGCTGATGACTTTAACAACATTGAAGTCCTGCGTGTTGACCCAACTGAACTTGTAACATTTGAAAGACCACAAGCTGGCGAGTCATATGCAATTGGTGTTGACACCTCAGGCGGCGTTGGAGGAGACAATGCAGTCATCTATGTTATCAACAAGCGAACAATGCAACCTGCAGCAATTTGGCGCTCTAATCTTGTCCCTCCAACTGGTCAGGCTGAAATGGCAGTAAACCTTGGGACATCATATAACAATGCTCTCGTACTTGTAGAAAGCAACAACTACGGCCATGTTGTCATTAATGAGATGAAACACCAAGGCTATCACAAGCTCTGGAAAGATGATAGTGGTGGTGATTGGACAACAACAGTGAAGACCAAAACTGAAATGTTTGAGCGTTTGAAAGACCACATACAAAAGTGTGTCATTAGACAAGTCGACAACATCACATACTCAGAGTTGCGAGCAATCACAATAACTGAACGTGGTTTGATACAACTTCCAGAACAGATGTCAACACACGCAGACTCCGCAGTTGCAATGGCACTTGCTTATACTTGCGCTGAAAAGGTAATACTGCGTCAAAACTCTTATCTTCCAGATTGGGTTGTGACAAACAGAGCACAACGTATCACCAAAAATGCAGGTGCATCAGTTGGAAGATCTCGAAGGTACTAATGGAAAAAGAACACACTTTCAGATGACAGATGCAAAAAATGTGTTAAAAAGACGCAAACTTTGTTATTTTTAAGCAATAGTCGCGTATATATAGTAACATTGGAGATAAAAACTCATATGGCACGCACAGTTGATGATGCTTTGAAATTTTGTACACTTGTCTTGGCTGAGCATAAGAAGTATTGGCTTGACAAGCAGGCAGAACTGAAGCGCTACAAGAACGTTTATGAGAACAAGTTTTGGGCTGACCACAAGTTTGATGACACAATGATACGTGTTGAGACTAGTGATGGTTTCAGTTATATTGAAGGTTTTATTTCAGCTTTCTTTGCACGTCAGCCAGCTGTTGTCGTTGGAGCAGACATTGCTGCTTCAGGTGGTGACCCTAAGCTTGCTCAAGCAGCAAGTAACAGATTTCTTTATAATCAGCGCGAACAACTTGAGATTGCTGCAAGACTTGCACTCATTTATGATTACTCAGCGTTGAAACTATCACCACGTACTTCGTCTGATATGTTGGACAAAGTTGTTATCAAAGCAGTTCCTTGCTGGGAAGTTGTTGTTGACCGCGATGCAACTGGTGCTGATGACCAGAGATATATTGGACACAACTATTACATCACACTTGCACAGGCAAAGCAGATTTGGGGAACCAAGAAATACACTGCAGTTCCAAAAGTAGACTACTTTACTTCAGATGACAAAGGTCGCCTTCCTCGTTCAAACAACTCACTTCCTGATGATTATCTCTATATTGAGATACTTGAGCTCTATGACTTTGTCAATGATGAAGTATATTTCTTCTCACCAAACTATCACAATGGTCAGAAGTTCTTGCTACGTGACACAATACCAGTCAGAACTTATGATGACAAGGCACTTGCTCCAATTGTTCCACTGTTCTTCTCACGTGTACCAAGTCGTCCATTTATAGGGCTTTCGGCAATGGGCCGTGTTTATGACCAAATTTACGAGAAGAACGTCCTCAGAACTTACTGGGCAAACGCTGTCCGCAGAGACAGTCGCCAATATCTCTACAAGGAAGGACTTGTCGATGAAGAGGCACTTGCAAAGGTAACTGCTGGTATTGACGGCGCAATGATTGGCATTGACAATGATACACTTGAAGGTGTCATCAAAGCAGTTCCAGTTGAACCAATCTCTGGAAACTTTGACCGTTACCTTGCATACATTGAAAGTGACCTTGCTCGTGGCTCTGTCCTTGCTCCTTTCAGTCGTGGTGAGGCAACAAAAGCAACAGCAACTGAGATTACAGCTCTTGCACAGTACTCTGCATCTGAAATTGGTAAGATGGCAAGAGAGCGTGATAATGCACTTGAAAATATCATCATCACTTATCTTCGTCAGTTGGTCTTGCTTGCTGATGAAGGTGAGACCGCTGTTCTTGATGTTGAAGGAACTGCAAAGGTTCTAACAGCAGACGACCTGGAAGGCAAGTTCCGCATCAATGCACTTGACCAGGGCAGCACACCTCTTTCAGATGCTATTAGAAAGCAGAACCTAATCAGTCTTCTTCCAACACTTCAGGGTCTTGGCGTCGCTCCAAGAGCTGTTCTTGAAGAGATTGTCAGAAACTACGAACTACCAAAGACCTTCCTCCAAGTCGATGAGGTTAGGAGTCCAGCACCTGGTCCTTCAGCTTCTGACATTGCAAATATTGAAGGTGGTCCTACTACACAAACAACTGGCGCTGAAAAGATTGCAAGCGCACTTGGAGTTGCATAATGCCGATTTATGAGTGGAAATGTGATAAGTGTGGTCTGAAAGATGAACACATCATGTCATGGGAACGTGCACAGAGGGTTGAAGTTGTCTGCCAGAAGTGCTCATTAGCAATGACACGCATTGTTTCTCTTGTTGCAAAAACTCCAATGGGTTGGCATGGAAATTGGTCTGAAGGCATGAGTCATACTTACTTCAGCAAGGCACTTGGTCGGCAGGTTGCCAATGCACGTGAAGAGGCCAAGATTATGCAGAGCCGCGGCTTTGTAAATGAGCGTGACCTGCCACAGCACTGGTTTGAAGATAATCAGAGCAAAATAATTGAAAAGAGAGCGCAGCAAGATGCACTTTCAGATACTTATGCAAGTAAGATAAAGGGGGGTCTGACACCAGCTCAGGCAATTACTGAAACTTTTACTGCTGAGAAGTGTCTTAGTGGTGAACTAGATAAAGTGTGGGACGATAAAATTTCAACGACCTAATCGGTCAGGAGACATTATGAAAAAAATCAAAATCGAGATTGGCGGTGATATGACTGGACCACTTTCAGGTGGACTAAAAGAAGCAGCATATGCTGACAGTGAGACCGTGAAGGTATTATCACCAAAAGGCAACTTCACTGGAAGAGGCTTGGCTCCTCTAGTAAAAGCTACAAATAAGTTGCTTCCACTTTTTGGACAGTCTGGCGACTACCCAACCCTCCCTGGTAACTTAAAAGAGCTTCCAGAAGACTTCACTCGTGTTATCACAATGTTCGTAGCAGCTGTTAATGATGCAATTGCTGAGGAAGTTGTTGGACCCGAAATGGCAATCAGCCTTGACAGCATCACAGATGACACTGGCTTGCTAACACTTGCTGGTAAACTGCAGATGCTTGCCTCATCAAAAGACTTCAAGAAGTTCTTGTCTGAACCACCTGACGACGAGACTCGTGGAACTGAAACTGGTGAGGAAGGTGGCATGCCTGAAGAGGAAATGTCAAGTGAAAATGCTGACCAGCTTATGATGGGACGCATGTAAGAAGTAATTGTGAGGAGGGGGCATGTCGCCCCCTTCTAATAGATAAGATAGATACATACTGCAAGCATTGGTAGCACCTTAAGCTGCCAACCATAACAAAACACGGAGAAATATTATGAGCGAAAATGTTGAGACTGTCGCAACTGACAATACCTCAGCCACCGCAACTGAAGCAGTGGTTGAAGAAACCCCAACCATTGCAACTTTGGAAGACTTACTTCAACTTTCAGTTGATGATGACCCACTCTTTCATGATGATGCAAAACATCAGGGTATGAAGCCAATACAGTCATGGCTAAAGAACGTACCTGAAGAGGTCAGAAAGCATCTTGCAAACATCAGAGCAGACTACACACGCAAAACACAGGAAATCTCAAAGATGCGTGCTGAGGTAGAGGCTGCAAAGTCAGAGTTAACAAGAAACAATGAAAGCCTCTTGAAAGGTCCACTTGCAAATCAGTTGAAGCAAATTGATACTGAGACAAAGTATGACCTCTTTGATGAAGATGGCATGAAGAACGAAATACAGCGTCAAGCAGCTCTTATGTTGAAGCAAATGCTCGAACCTGCTCAGCAAGAGCTCGAAGCAAACACACGTAAGCTTGCTCTTGAGAAGTTCAGAACTGAAAACCCTGAGCTAACTGACGACACATACAAGAAACCAATCATCAAACTCTTGCAAGACCGCCCTGAACTGAAGCTTGAAGATGCTTTCTATATTGTGAAGGCACAGATTGACGGCGAGAAGTTGAAGGCTGAAAAGGCAAAGATTGCTGCAAATAAATCTGCAAGACGTGAGACTGCTGTAAAAAGCACAAGTGGAACAAAGGCTTCACCAAGCGGCACTCCACAGTTCCGTAGTGCAATTGAGGCATATAACTATCATAAAGCACAAGGAAAGTAACAGATTGGTTTATCATTTCAGTTTTTAGTAATACATACAATTATGCGAAGCAACCTTTCCCGTTCGCAGGAGAAGACCGCCAAGTCGATAACTTCTCCTAAACCCTGGTGAAGGAAGCAAAATAGAACCCGGGTAGGCCGGACAATCTAATGGTCACAAGTTCGATTTTAACAACTAAGTATTTCCAATAGGAAAAGGAAAACATCATGGCTATCTCAAACGATCTTCTCTCTTCAACCCTCTTCAGCATCAGAGACTCTGAAGTCGACGAACTCTACAAGAAGGTTGCATTTCTTGACGGTGTCCGCAAAGCCGGTGGCGTCGAGACCGAACCAGGTGGTATCAAAATTCAGCGCCCTCTAGCAATTCAGGAACACAGCACTATTACCCAGCTAGCAACTGGTTATGAGCCTGTCAACCTTGCAGTGAACGACGTCCTCCGTCCAGCTATCTATGACTGGGCTGACTTCGTGGCTCCTATCGTAGTCACCAAGAAAGAGGAAATGGAAAACAGCGGCGAGTACGCAATCGTCAAGATTGTTGAGGCTCGTATGAAGTCTGTTATGGGCATGCTCCGTAGAGAGCTCAACAAGCAGATCTTGGTAGGTAACTCAACTGTTCTTACCTCATTGAACACCCTAAACGGTAACGTAGGTATTGGTTCTGCAACTGGTTTCCTTGAGCACCTCGCTGTTGGTTCACAGACAAACGTGGTCGGTGGTGTCTCCAAGGCAACCTTCTCAACCACTCCAGGCTGGCAGAACCAGTTCCAGAACGGTGGTGGTGCACTCGGCATGGACGACCTCTATAACCTCTACATCAAGGCAAACTCAGTGGCTCCAATGGGTGACGTTAAGCACCTCATCATGAGTGAAACTGTTCTAAGCCAGTACCGCCAGTTGCTCTTTGCAAATGAGCGTTACATTGACACCAAGACCCTCGATGGTGGACGTATGGCACTTGCTTTCAACGGCGCAATGGCTGAGCAGGACCCACAAATGGGCTTTGCATCTTCAGTTGCAGGTACTGTTGGCGCATACATGCTCAACTACGATGGTATCAAGCTCGTCTTCCACGCTGATGGCGACTTCGCAGTTTCACCTTTCGAGTACATCTCTGGTACCACAGCACGTTCAGCTCAGCTCTACGTCAAGTGCCAGCTCGTTGCTGACTTCCTTGGTGGACAGGGCGTTCTCATCAACGCCGGGTAATAGCTAACAACTAACAATAAAGGAAAAAAGATATGGCTACTTCAACACTCATTAACTACCTCGAGACTAGCCTCGTAACTGGCCTCGGCACTTCAGTATCTGTCGGTAACGAAACAATGGACCGTTCACAGGTTGAAACCTTCATTGCCAAGGAGACCCTCCTTGTTGGTGACTGGGTTGCTTTCGATTACGCTGCTACTAACGCTGGCGACGTAACTCTCGGCGTTTTCAAGGCTGACGGTAACAGCTCTCCAGTTCGTACACCTTTCGGTGTCGTTCTCGGTTCAGCTGAGACTTCAGGTCTCTTGACCGCTGGAAAGAAAGTGAAGGTTTGTATCTCTGGCGTCTGTAACGCCCTCGTTGGTGACAACGCTGGTGCTGGTAACGCCATTGGAACACTTCTCCAGATTACCAACACTGCAGGCCAGACCGATGTTGCTTCCGCAGCTTCAGCCCAGCCAGTTTGTGGTATCTTGGCTGAGACTGTCGGCGCAGGTGCTGGTGCTACTCAGAAGCGCGTTGTAGTTATCAAGCAGTTCTAATACACTCACCGATAGGGGCCTGACAAGGTTTGTCTTGTCAGGCCCTTATTGTTTGTTACTTTACAAATTTCATCTCCATAATTAGAAGTAGGAGAAGACATGAACCTCGCTGCCCTTCGTGATAAAATCAAAAATCTAAGCGACTATAGCCCAGACTTGGTGCAATACAATGACCAAATTGATACACTAATCAATGATGCATACCACTCAATTTGGACTGGAAAGCGTTGGACATTTGCAACAAAGAGTAGGAACTTTTATTTCCACCCAGACATACTTCCAAACCGTGATAAACCTGCAGGTGGAGCTGACACAACAGCAGCACTTAACAAAGGTTCTCGTGAAGTCGTCTTTTCACAGGTAATTAGCAGATTAGGTGAAGCTGTTACTTGGGAAGGAGCAATCTTTGCGTCTGAAGGTATTGAGTACACCATTAGCAAAGTTGTTTCAACAACTGTTATTTTGCTTGACTCTGTTTATCTTGGTGGCACACTCGCTGCATCAACAAACTGGGTAATCAAGAAGCGCTTCTATGCTCTTCCTCAGGACTGCATTGAGCTCCTCAACATCAGCCACCGTGATGCTCCTATCTCATCAGCATCTGGCGCTGGAACATTTCCTCCACGTGGAAAGCTTCTTGCATTGGTTCCACGCCGTGATGAAGAAATTAATCTTCGCGAAGACTACAAGGCTTCATTTGCTGAGGCATTTGTTTGGAGCCCACAAGTCTTCATACCTCCAGCTGAAAAGATTGGTCTAACATCATCACCAAGTGGTGAAGGTATAACTGGCTTTCCAGCCAACACTTGGCTTGAGGTTTGTTGGGCATTTGAGAAAGATGGCAAACTTGGTGCACTATCACAGCCAGCAACAATCAAATTTACTGGCAACTCTGGGACATTTGCACTTGGCGTCAACTTTTTGAGCTGGGACGACCAGCCAATCATTGCTGACACATTTCAGACAAAAGATGTTCGTCCAACACAATACGAAGGTTATCGAAAGGTCGTCTTCTGGAACGCAAACTTCAATAGAACAACTGGTGAGCGTCTTGGTCTTCCAGCTTGGAAGTTTTTCAACAGTGGTGGAGCAGTACGTAATGCATCTGTATATCTTCAGCCAATCGTTGCTGCAGATACTGTGTCAACAATCGCCATTACTTTCTTCAACTCTATTGACCCAGGAAATGACAGATACATTGAGATTGATGGTCAACATCTAATGATTAGACCTTACCCACGCGTTGATGCATGGGACAGAGCAATTGCTGAGGCTGTAGCAACAGTGGACTATAGTCCACTCATCAGACAATTTCTTCGCGTTGGTGAAATGAGATATTACTTCAAACCACCACTTCTTGCTGAAGCAACTGATAGTCCACAGATGCCAGGTGAGTTCCACATTTTAATCTGTTACGCAGCTCTCCAAGAGATTTATCTTAAGCTTGGCAATGCACAAATGAGTGAACTATATCGTAGACGCATTGCTGATGCAGTAAAAGACCTTCAAAAGCGTTACGTGGACCACATTGACAGTACAATTGTTCGTAGTCGTTTCCTTCTCGGTCCTCCATCAGGAGACCAGTACGCCCCATATGATTGGCAATCACTAAGAAAGGTGACCTAAAATGAGCGGTACTTTAGCAACAAAAACTTTCAAATCACCAGCAGCTGGTGGTGTTGAGCAGCGTTATAAATCAGCAGACATGAACGTTGCTGAGGACATTGTTAATGCTCGCGTTGACACTGTTGGCGGCGGCTGGTTATTTGACCGTGGTATTGAGCCATGGTGGAACCCACGCACTCAGTTAACGCCTGGCTTGTCAGTAAGCGACTTCACAGCATACTTTGTCGACCCCATTGATGCTCTTTATGTCTGGGTTCGTGGTGGTGGAGAGCAAGTCTATCATCTCATTGAAAGTGGTGGCAGACTCTACTACTGGCTTGGAAACAAAGGCACAACTGCAGTTGCAAGCTTTTATGATGACCTCGTACTCCTTCAGAGCGGTCGTCACATCAGAAAAGTAAATGAGCCAGGAACACAGTTCATTTCATATGGTAATCGTTTGCTCATTATAAACGGTTATGACAAACCACTGTGGTTCTATGGCAATAGCAAGATACGAAACTGGGGCTTCTCATTAAACACACCAGCTCCTGAGGTTCTTGACATACAACCTGGCTACCTTGCTGGAACTGATGACCTTCAAGATAGCACTGCTGCACCACACTTTAATAGTTCGTCAACCATTGGTATGGGTGACCCATCTAATGGCAAAGTAAACACATACGATTACAAGATGACCTTCATCAGTGATACTGGCTCTGAAAGCCCACTCAGTACACCAAATGGTCTTAGCTGGGAAGCAACATCAAGTGCTGCAACACAACAGAGATTTGGTATTGTTATCAAACACTTTCCGACGGGCCCAGCTGGAGGAGGCATTGTGGCCCGTCGTCTCTATCGAACAAGGAACCAAAAGGTCCCTGAGCTTTCTGGAGCAGACGCACAATATTACCTTGTGAAGCAGGTGAACGACAATGTTACTGACTTCATTATTGACATTGTTCCTGATGCTGAGCTTGTGGACACTGCGCCTTCAATCACAGATACATCAACCATTTCAACTGGGTGGTCATTTGGTGCCACATGGAACGGAAGCATTTGGCTTGCAGGTGGAAGCCGAAACCCAACCAAGATTATCTACTCGAAGCAAGGACTGCCTGAACAATTTGGTGCATTTGACTACTTTGATGTTGGTAACACTGCAGGTGGTGCTATCACAGCAATTGCTCCATATTACAACAACATCATTGTTTTTCGTCAACGCTCAATCGATATTGTTCGTGTCGGCAATGGTGGAAACTATCAGGTTTCACAACTAACGCCTGAGCTTGGAACAACTGCAACAAACACAGTGAAACTTGTTCCTGGTGTTGGACTCATGTTTATGAGCTATGATGGCATTTATGCAATCGGTGGTGGTCTTGATGGTGGTTCAAGCATCAGCGTTCAAAAAATGAGCACTGGTCTTGTGAAAGAGACTGCGCGTTTTTCAAAGACTTATTTGCCAAGAGCAACTGCTACCTACTCAGCAAAAGAACGCGAGTATTGGTTGCATTACACACCAGTTGGAAGAACATATAACACACGCGGTATTGTCTATCATACTGAAGGTGATGTTTGGTCTTTCAGAAGAGACTTGAACGCTGAAACTGATTGGAAGTTTGGCTTCACTGCTCTTGCAACTGATGCAACAGGCAACATTTTGATTGGAACACAGCCTCGTTGGTTCGGCACTCCAACAACTGAAGGTTCAGTTGGTTACCTCAGTGGACTTCATGTGTGGAGTGGTTCAACATCATGGGGCAAGTCATTAACATCTGCTGCACCAACTCAGACATCAAATGTGTGGAACACTGCTGATGTGACCCTTCCACGTAATCGTTATGAAAGTGGCTGGTTTGACTTTGCTGATGCATCAATGAAACATCGTGTTTTCAGTGTTGAGGCAGATGTAATTGCGTTTGGTGACATTGACATTGAACTCACATGGAGCTTTGACTATGGTTCAACAGTCCGCACTGCTGGAAATCAAAAACAGGCGAAGAGTGAAGTATTGAACACAACTGGAGCAGACCCAATGCTCGGTCCTATTGTTTCACCCTCAAAGAGTGCCTTCGTTGTTGGTACCTCAGCACTTCAAGAGCCACGCATGATAAGGCTACGTTGGGACGTGAACACACAACTTGTTGAAACTTTTCGTTTCCGCTTAGAAAGTAGTGGTGTTCCTTTCCATCTACTTAGCTATGACATAAACTTCGACAGCCGCAATCAGCAGGCTCTCAACCAGCGAGTGAACCTCGCTAAAGGTCAACCATAATGAGTAAGATTTTCACGCAACAGCCTATTGGGGCGAGCTACGCTGCAAAGCCTGAGACTTTCAATATCAATGGCCCAACACTAATCAATGAAATAAACGGTGGACTTGATGGGAACAATCTTCCAGTAAAGTCTGTTGAAACATCACACATTGCTGGTTCCCGTCCATATACTGACATTGCAGGCTCTGTGTCTGGCAAATATGCTCCACTTCAGACACAAGGTTATTTTTGGAAGCGTCGTTCATCTTCATTTGAAGGTGGAACTGATGTCTGGACACCAATTACAACAATTGACCTGAAAGTTGATGATTGGTCACGTGGTTGGAACAAGTTGAGTAACCTAACAAGTTGGACAACTTTTGACTTAGACTTTGATGCGCTTGATGGCTCACTTGTTGGTTGTGCAAACATTGACTGGCAACATGGAACTGATACACTACTTTGTAGATTTGAAGAACTCAACATTAGTAGCCCACGTGGAAATGATTGGTGGACTGAGTGGGGCGTTTTTGTAAATGATGTGCTTGTTGCACGTTCAGGTAAAATACCTCCAAAGCGCCACACAACTTCAATGCCTTTCAATGTTCCAGTTGGTTCAAATAGTATTACAGTTGATATACGTTGGCAGTCAAATATCAGTGATTATGCTACAACTGGTCTTCCACACGGCTCTGAGCTTTTAATCTTTTCAGCAGAAACATGGGTACGCAATACTTACAGATAAGGAGAACTGATGCCTCTTGTAACAAGTGGAACAATTTATGATGGCGGTGATGTTCCTACCGCTGCGGGGCTCAATGCTCCTTATGATGATGCTCAAACTGTGTCAAACAATATTGATACAGACAACACTGCGACTGGGTGGGTTACACTAAAACATTGTAACCCAGCTACACCTGTCGCAAACGTGTTGTATGACTATGCAAATGCAACTACAACTGTGACAACTTACAACAGCACAAGCTATACAACAATCACACAAGGTGGTAACCCTGCCCAAATTACAATAAACGTTACACCTGAAGTTGGTGAAATATTACGCTTTACTGCTAGTGGTATTGGTGGTGCCCACTCAGTTGCAACTGACTATGACTATGCTGGTCTTCCTGGAGGAAACAAAGGAAAGCCAAACTATTACGCTTTCAGATTGCTCTTGAACCACACAACTGGTGGTGTTCCTGGAACAATTAATCTTGGAGAGTGGGGTTACAGTTTCACCACAAAGAAAAGTGGAACACTTGACAACACAATCTCACAGCCAATTGCTGGTGCAATCAATTGGCAAACATTTCAGTTCTCAGCATGTTGGAGAGTTGACCAGGTTCGTGTCCTAAATAATGTTCAACTACAGTGTAAAGTTTTTGATAATACAAACACATTGAACATTGAGCGTCACCAACTATTTGCTTTGAGGGCTAAACGATAATGCCATATACTAAACCATACACATACGTTGACGGTAATGCTCTCGCCGCGAGTGATCAAAACAGCAATGACACTGAACTAAAAATTGCTGTCAATCAAGAGACAGTTGCTGCTGATTATGCAAATGCAGCTTTTGAAACTGTTGACTTTCAAAGTGGTGAACTTGACCCAATTGTGAACCATCACACATTTGTCACTGGTGAAATCTGGGGACAGTTCAATGATAATGCAAAGCGTGACCGTAGTTATTTCACATCACACACTAAAATCAGCAATACTTCTCAGACTTCAAATACCTCAAGACAGTATCAAGCAATTGCTGAAACTGGTGACACGATTGTTCTGAAAGCGACAGCGACTGTGTTCATCACATTTGGTGGAGCATTTGTTTCAGAACCTAATGATGTTGTCACAAATGGACGTTGGGACAGCCGAGTTTATCTAATGATAAGCACTCCAACAACTCCAAACCCAACAATAATACAAGGAACACGAAGCTACTCATATGAAGAAACAACTGCTGCTTCTGCTGGTACAACTGACCCAGGAGCTGTTATGTACACTTCGACACCAACTGCTCGTGACCAAACAACACAGTGCAGACGCTGGGTTGGGTTTCAGTGGACAGTCAAAAATCTTGCTGCAGGCACTTATCGTTTTTATGTTGCTGCAAACCCAAAAGTAGAAGTTGGCTACTCTTCAGCGAGAAGCTACACAATGGAAATTTTTTATACTTAAACGTAATAATTAAAAAGGAGGTGCGTCATAGACCCAATTACTCTCGCTATGCTTCTTGGAACAGGAGCATCAGTAGCAAAACAACTTCCAAGTTTGGTCCCAACACGTTATCAAGCTGAGGAGAAACAAAGATTACAAACTCTTCTAAAGAAACAGCAGGCCGGTGAACTCGGTCTTACTGATGAGGAGCGTAGACTCATGGAAGGCAGATTAACTGGTGGCATCACTGCTGCTAGTGAAGCGGCTGCAAATGAAAGAGCGCGCTTCATTGCTGGAAGTGGTATGGGAGTTGGTGGTGGGCAAGCCCTCCTTCAGGCACAACTTGCAGACGAACAAAAGGCAAGAGCAATCTCAGAAGCAAATGCTAAGATTGAAGAAGCAAACATGATGAAGAAGCAACAGCAAGAAGAAGACATACTTGCTCTTCGCGCTTCAATTGCTGATGTTCGTGCCAAGAGAGTTGGTGCTCTTGGAAATGTCGCTGCTGGTGCACTTGTAGCTTATGCAACAAACAAACCACTTGATAACATGATGAAGCAAGTTTCTCAAATGTCACCTGAGCAGTTGACTACATTTAACACTGGACTTGTCCAGAAGATGTCAACAGACTTGAAACTTTCTCCAGAAAAAACTGAGCAACTTCTTCAAACATTTAGCAATAACCCAGACCTTGCATCATATTATTTGATGGCAAGTAGAGGAGGCAAGTAATATGGCAATTCAGCGTGTTGGAAACTCAAACGTTTACATCATTGAGACAAATGTACCTGAACCAACTGACAGTCGTGGTCGTGGTTATGGCTTTCTTGTTTCAGACCAGCGTTGGAGGGTTTGGGACGAAATCAGTAAGATGACTGCTGCTGATATGAGAGCTGCTGGTGCTGCTGACGATGACATTGTTAGGGCTCAGGCTCAGCAACAGCGTCTGTTACAGTCACAAATCAGTGACCTTGTTCGTCAGAAGAACAGTCTTATTGCTGGTGCAGTAACAAAAGATGCAGCAGTAAAAGCAAAAACTGCAAGTGGTTCAAGTGTTGAAGTAACAACTTACAAAGAAACTACTAAAGAAATTATTGACTCATTTGGTGATAAAATCACATTAAAAGTTCCTGAGAGAGTTGTCATCAAAAGCAAAGGTGGACGGGCACCAGCTCCTGAAGCACCTGCAACTGAAACGCCTATTGCAGGTGTTCGAGCAGCAATACAGCCAAGTGTTGAAGAAATTGATAAACTTATTGGTGAACGTGAAGCTGAACTTGACAAACTAAAGTCAACGCCTGTTGGAACATCTGCTCCTCAGCAAGACTTGATGACACAGGTTCAGCAGCGTTATGCTGCTCAAATGGGTTATGGTGGTTTTGGACTTCCAAAATCTGCAAAGCCGACTGTTGATTACTCAACTGCTGCAGGTGATATCAATGCACTTCTACAAAATGCTGAGGACGATGCAGCAATGAAGTATCGCTCAGACTTGCAGTCAAAAGGTATTACTGAAAGTTTACCTGAAGTTGAGGCAC